ATAAGCTACCACATACCTATAAGATTATGGGAATTATTTAGCGGCAAGGAATTAGCGAATGCGCCTAAATGGGACGGACACACAAGCAATGACGTTATTAAACGTATCGTAACAGCAACAAGAGATAGGGAGTAGTAAATTCATTTTGACAAGATAAGTAGAGTATGATATATACTTATCTATTATGAACAGAGCATATTTTATCCAATTGTACCCCAACCAAAAACAGGCTGAATTGCTTGATAAGCACTTTGGATGCGCTCGCTGGGTATATAACAAGATGATAGAGATTAACCAGAAGAAGTACCACAGGACAGGTAAAAGCTTAAGTGGTTATGATATGCAAAGTTATTTGCCTAAGTTAAAGAAACAGTATCCTTGGTTAGCAGAAGTTAATTCACAATCGCTACAAATTGTCTGTCATAATTTAGCGGATGCTTACGGGAGATTTTTAAAGAAACAGAGTGGATATCCTAAGTTTAAAAGACAGAATGGCCAAGGAAGTTTTTCATCTATTAATGATTCGGCATTGTTAGATAAACATATAAAATTACCTAAGTTAAAATTAATTAGATACCGAGGGGGAGATTGTCCGCAGGGGCAAATTAAGAGATTTATAGTTAGTAAGTCTGCGGGGAAATATTACGCCTCTGTCATTATCGAAACGCTAGAAAAGGAGCCGCCATTAGATGCGCCTAATAAAGTGCTAGGGATTGATTTGGGTATTAAAGATATAATCATTACAAGTGTAGGTGATATTTACTCTCCGTCTAAGCTTACTAAGAGATACCAAGTAAAATTAAGAGCGGCACAGAAAGCGTTATCTAGGTGTCAAAAAACAAGTAAACGCAGAGCCGTGGCTAGATTAAATGTTGCTAAGATACATAGAAAAATAGGAGATAGTAGGAAGGATTTTAACCATAAATTATCAAGGATTTTAGTCAATGAAGCTGAGAACCAAAGCTTTGCGGTCGAAAATCTTAACGTAAAGGGGATGATGGCAAACCATAAATTAGCTAAAAGTATAGCTGATGCTGGCTGGTATCAATTCCTTACATTTTTAAATTACAAAGCCGCCGCCGTTGGCAAGCCTGTTTTAGAGGTTGGGAGGTTTTTCCCTTCGAGTAAGACATGTTCAGCGTGTGGAATTGTAAAAGAATCGCTTAAACTTTCTGAAAGGGAGTGGGTTTGCGGCTCATGTGGAATTAGCCACCAAAGGGATATTAACGCAGCCCTTAATATTGCGTTAGAAGCGGCAAGAAATGCCGTGCATGGAAATGACGTAATCCCTAGCGTTCTGCGGTAGGTTGGTATTTGTGAAGTGCGTAGTTTCGCAAGAAGCATTTCGACAGAGGATAGATAGATGGAAGATTTGAAGAACTGTCCGTTATGCAACGGAAAAGCAAGAATATGGGTGCAACCAATGAATGAACCAAGATTCGGTATATGTTGTGAAAAATGCCAGTTGTGTACGAATACAATTAAGGATAAAGAGCAGCTCATTAACCATTGGAATGGCCGTGCCGAACTCCTCACTCTACAAGACCGCTATAACGCGCAGGAGAAGCTCTTTAGGCAGAAACTGGATGATATACAAACCTTATGGATGTTACTTGATGATATAGACACACTTGACGATGCGGCGAAGGATAATGATTCCGCATTCAGAAAGGCTTGCTACGAAATCCAGCAAAAAAGATGGTTTATAAAAGACCCTTTTTCCATGGAATTAACCCAACTAAAAGCTAAGGAGGCGTGATGAAAGCAAAGATTAAGAAGTGCTATAGCGCAGAAAATAACGACGGCGGTACAGAATTAGTATGGCATCGCCACGGTATGGCCGCAAAAAGATATTTAGCTATGGAAATAGGTTGTGATTTCGATGAAGTTGCCGATTTTAAACGCAGACCGGAGTTTGATTCGTACGCAGAAACAGAAAAAGTCCCCGACGAAGTATTGCTAAGCCTTGGGTGGTGGCTTACTTGCCAAAAACGGCTTTGTGATAGCTGGGTGTTTGAAGAAAGCTATAAGGCCAGTGGTAACCAAGTAATTTGTGATGAATGCAACGCAGAAAGTTTAAAAGGAGAAGACAATGCAGGATAAGCTTAAACCGTGTGCGCATTGCGGGGCGGAAGCTCAAATATATTATACTGGATTTAATGAGAATGACAAAAGATACGTTGAGTGTAGCAATTGCGATTGCCCTGTTAATGACACGTGGTCATACAGGACTGACGAGGCCGCAATAAATGCATGGAACACCCGCTCCGCAGACTCTATCAATCAGGCTTTGGTTGACGCTTTGGAAGAAATCGACGCTTTAGCTTCTCGCGCTTATGATGAATATAAGAAAGATTTAGGTTTGGATAAAATGTTAGGGGTATTGCCTATGCCAGTCCCACCAGAAGGACTAAGTAAAATTTACGAAATTGGCAAAATTGTTAAAGCCGCCCTATTGCTGGCAGGAGGGGAGAGTGAGTAAAACATTCATAGAAGAGGTGCGGGAATATGTTAGTGCTGCAACAAATCCATTCGGAAAAGGGCAAGAATTTGCCGAAGCCCTTATTGCTATAGAAAGCGTAGTAAATAAGATATATGAAAACGATGGTATATGTCCAGACGAAGCTATTCAATATATCCAAAAGATATTAGAAGGAGAGCAGAAGTGAAAGAGGCTAAAGAATTTGTTTCGGAGAACTTTAACGGGAGCGTTGAGATGTTTATAGACCCGCAAGTAATAAAAAGCCTATGGGAAGAAAACCAAAGATATAAAGATGCTTTAGAGTTTATAGAATTCAGAACTCATTTTAGATGTGAAACTTATAATGGAAAAAGTTGCGACCTTAATACTCAAGAGGCTTATGAAGAATCGCTAAAATCCATCAGAGCAACGATTGAGCAAGCCCTTAATACAGAGGTAAAGTAAATGACATTAGTACAATTTTATAGCGCAGTGGCTGGTGGATTATTAGGCGGAGTCGTAATGTTAGGAATTAGTGTTTTGTTTTGGAAGTTAATGTTTTGGTGGGAGGGTAGGAAATGATACTAAACCTTCACGAGGATATAACACTCAATGAAGAGAAAGCTAAACTTTGGGATAAATTGAAAACGTTGGGGAGATAATATGAAAGTAACAGATGAAATGGTTGAGCTGGCTGAGCATACTTATCGCATTGGCCTAGGATATTCAAAAAGACTTGGTAATAATGAAGCTATGAAAGCCGCTTTAGAAGCTGTATTCAGCCTTATAGAAAAGGAAAGTGCAGAGAATGCGCAACTCGAACCAAGATTAACGCTAACTAAAATTATTCAATGTGACGATTGTAAAAGAATTCTTAATAAGTCAACACAAGAAGAGCAGCCAGATAACGAAGGGTGGATTGAATGGGAAAGCCATTTGGCTCCTAACTTGCCAATACATACGCAAGTTGAATTGAAATTTGCAGATGGTGATGTAGACGAAGGGTTTATTTCCGACCCTTGGTTGTGGCCTCGTGTAACAGCTTACCGTATACTACCTAACCAAACTCCAGAGAAAGAGGTGTGTGTATGTAAAAAGGGTGGTAATACATTTGAGGTATATTTATTTAACCCAATTCCCACCTGCGTTAAATGTAATGAGCCAGTAATTCCCCCCCAGCAAGCGAAGATACCAACACTGCGAGAACATGCCGCCGCTTTTTATAAACAAGTAGCAAGCTTAGATGAAATTATTGCACTTGGCGTTATTGAGGTTATAAGCGAATACCTAGATAAATACATGCAACATAAGGAGTAGATATGTTTGGAATAGGAGCTTTGCTTAATGCTAAAGCGCAAATAGAGCAGAATAAAGCAGCTAGAGCAGTATTGACAGAAGAAGAGTGGATAGAAAGAAACAAAATATTAGCCGAATTTGCTAAAGAATCTAGGAAAGAAAGGCGTCACCAAGAATTTTGTGAGGCTATACGTTCTACTGGATTTTGGAGCTTTTTAAGATAAATATATGATGGAGAAAGGATGATGTTCGGATTTAGGAAGAAGAAAAAGAATTGGGGCGTTGTTTGTATAACCCCATATATGACGACTGGCTTGTGGGGAGATGCCCCGCAGGATATACTTGCTATTTGCCATAAGATTTCTAGAAAACTAGATGAATACGAGGGTGTTATGGTAGCGCACGGAAGAAAAGAAAATAGCCCACTGGGTTTTATGCGACTTCAGCAAATCAGCGCAAACTACGATACTTATACGGGAGATATTAGCGTTTCTGGCTCCGGAAATAAATTCTTCTCTTGGAGAGGTAAATTAGAGGATTTTCTAGGTGATAGACCTAATATATCAGAACTATTCTTGACTAATAGTTGAGTTGTGTTATTATAAATCAATTGACAAGGGCTTGCATCCTTATAAGTCCGTCGCTATTCGGAAAGAGCGAGCAAGCCGCCCTTTTGTAGTTTGGGTGCATAAATTCGCAGGGAAGTTTAACCTGTTTAAGGTTAGGAAATAGCACTAAGAGGATAGAATGACAGACGAAGAGATAAGAACACGCCTCGATGAAATAAAAACTAAGTACCAGAAGCATAGAGTTATATGGGATTATTTCCCAGGCGAAGATTTGTTTGTATGCGTGTGGCTTCTCCCAAAGAATCATCGCGGCGAAACTAGAATAGCGAAGAATGAATACGCAGATAGGGATTTAAATAAATTAGATAAATATCTTAGTGAGTTACCTAAATGACTAAGCAACCCCATCGCCAATTCAATAAAGGCTATCACTACGACTCGCAAGAAGAGATGATGAGTAAAGGGAGAGAAGCGAGAGCTTGGGTAGAAAAGGCGATATTAGATAGTGGCCTTAAAATCCCACCATTCAACAGCCCGCATTGGAGAGTAATCAAAGCTTATGATGAGAATCGTGGTAAAATGGCTATCCGTATTGATTGTCTAATCCCAGTGGACATAAGTGAATTACCTATATTCCAGGCTATATCAAAAGACTTCCAAATAAATATAGAGCTATTCAATGACTAAAACCCTATACAGGATTGTATAAATGACATGGGAACTAACACCAGAGCTGGAGGCAGATATCCTAACATGGCTGGAGAGCGGTAAGGGGCTTGTTAAGTATTGTGAACAAGATAGCGTTCCATCAAGGAATACAATCCTAAGATGGCAGAATGATAAGGCTGAATTTGGGGCAAAGTGCGCGCGCGCACGCGAGGCTGCTGGAGAACTAGCCGCCGAAGACTTAGAGGAAATCAATAGATTGGTGATGTCTGGTGAGCTTGACCCTGCTGCTGCTAGGGTTGTGTCAAGCAACAAACAATGGACGGCTAGCAAGCTCGCCTCAAAAACTTATGGCGATAAGGTTAGAAACGAGCATAGCGGCCTTGACGGTAAGCCAATAGAGCAAAGTATAACTGTTAAATATGTGGACGCGAAAGAATGATGTACATAGCGCATATAAGCAAATGCACGCCTATAAAAATACAAGAAGCTAAAGATGGTATTAATAGGACATTAGCAGCCTCGTTATGCATCTGATAAATGGAGAATACTAACAATAGTGGATTATATATTAGCAAAGATACAAAGGTACAGTAAATGAAGATTAAACCAGAAGAATTAGCCGAATTATTAGCCAAAACCTCCTCTGCTGGCGCTTACTCAACAAAAGAATTCGCTGCATTATGTGAGCTAGTTCTAAAGCTTGAGCATAAGACTAACGAGTTAATGGACTTGCTGACTGATTTTAGGGTTAACCAGATTATGGGTAAAGATGATTAACTTTGACGAAGAATTAAGGATGGCAGACTTTAGCCGCCCTGAGTTAGCCCACGTATTGGGCTTAAGACTTAAGACGGTAGAGAACTGGCGAAACTGTGTGCCGGAGTATGCAAGAGCTTATGTTAGGTTGTTGTTTGCCAACAAGATGTTGCGGGAAAAGATTATTGAAATTAAAGAGAATAAGCACTTCTGCACTGAAGAAGCCTTTTTATTAGAATTGGCTAATCACGTAGGCTTAAAGACAATAGAATTAATACCGCGCGAAGAATGGTATAGGCATTTGAATTTTTGCAGTAATAGCCCAACATACTACAAAGTTACGTATTTGACTGGAAAAACCTTAGAAATAGATTTTCCTAACCCGCTTAATAAGAATAAATGGGAAGAAGCTATTTGTATGTTGATGTGGAAGATAGCGCCATCAGACCGTTGACGTTACAAAGCGGCGTAAATTCTGCTACACAAATATAAAAAACTGGGTTAAAAATGCTATTGCCAAAACCTCATTAATCATGTAGTATTCTCCCATTATTATGTGGAGAATACTATGTTTAAGAATTTATTAGAGCGAGCTGGTATTAGTAAAACCAAGTTAGCCCTGAAATTGGGATTGCATCAAAACACTGTATCCAATTGGGGTAATAATCCGCCTCAATATGCAATTGCATACCTTGATTTGTTAATTGAATATAATAGGGTGCGCCCATGAATGAGTTTAGCAATGAAACTTATATCGAAACCTTGCGCTATTGCATTCAAACAAATGACAATGAGAGGGCATTAAAAATCTTAAAGGTTTTTGAGCGGCATTTAAACGTGCCTCCCAAAGAAAAAATTGTTGTTGCTGAAGAATTGCGACCTGAAGTGACTAAATCAACAATCAAAAGACAGCGAGGTAATATTGGTGCTGAATATATCCCTGGTTGGGCGGAAATAAGAAACCGTATACTGAAGAGAGATAGTGCCGCTTGTCGCATCTGCAATAAGGATTATACATTGCATGTGCATCATATAGACTGGGACAGGAGTAATAATAAAGATTCCAACTTAGTGACTTTGTGTGAGCCCTGTCACCGCGCCGTTCACAGAGAAGGCTATAAGCCATGGAATCACGACTATCCAGCTCCGTGGAATAAGCAGGAGATTAATGCTTACAATCAGGAAAATGCATGGTAATATCAATACATGACTGAAATAGTAATCCCCTCAGCGTTTAAATTCCTACGCACCCCCTCGCGGTATAAGACAATGTACGGTGGGCGCGGTGGTGGTAAATCAGTTGGCGCTCACCTCACGCTATTGATTATGGGGACTGAAAGACCTATACGTGTTGTTTGTGGGCGCGAGATACAGAAATCAATTAAAGACTCGGTACATACTCTTCTATCTGACATGATACGCAAATACAATCTGACGTGGTTCTATGAAATACAGGAGACAGTAATCAAAGGCCGAAATGGTACTGAGTTTAAGTTCCGAGGCCTGAAGCATAATATAACAGATATCAAATCCCTTGAGGGTGTTGACTACTTCTGCATAGAAGAAGCGGAGAACGTTTCTAATAACTCATATGAAGTTCTAATCCCCACATTGCGTAAAGAAACTGTTGTTGATGGTGTATTGCGTTCCTCTGAAATATGGGTAATCTTTAACACTAAGAACATATCAGACCCCACTTATCAAAGATTCGTAGCCAGACAAGACCTTGATAATATGGTTAGAAAGATATCGTGGCGGGACAATCCATTCTTTCCTGAGGTGTTGAACAAAGAGCGTTTAAAGCTGCTTAAAGACGACCCCGAAGCGTATCAGCATATCTGGGAAGGTGAGCCCGACACTAGGCGTTCTGGCGCTGTATACGCCAAGCAGATTGCAAAAGCGCGTGAAGAGGGTAGGGTTACTGTAGTACCTTATGACCCAGCAAGTGAAGTGTTCACCGCGTGGGATTTAGGCTTTGGTGATTCAACTGCTATCTGGTGGTTACAGTTCATAGGAAGAGAGTTAAGGTGGCTAGACTATTACGAGAATTCAGGGGAGCAATTAGGTTTCTATGCGAAGATTGTTAAAGAGAAGCCGTACAACTATCTCAAACAAGGCCACTTCCTACCACACGATGGAGCGCATGGAAATATTAGGGGCGACAGTGTATCGAAGCAGCTTCTATCAATGGGTCTATCTAATACGGTATTGGTTAGAGAAACTGATATAAATCCTGGTATCGAGTTATTGAGGCAAACTATCGCTTATTCGGTATTTGACAAGAAAACGGAAAACGAAGGGTTGTTTGCATTAGAGCAATACGGCTATGAATGGGATTCGGATAGGAATGTATTTAAGAACAAGCCTCGCCACGATTGGACTTCTCACGCAGGAGATTCAGCAAGGTACGCAGCAATCGCCGCAGGTAAAGTGAAAACAGGATTGGCAAAAGGTAAGCCAGCCTCGATGATAATGTCGGGTGGTTCGGGCTCTTGGATGAGTAATTGACATTACATTTCCATAAGTATATAATTATACAAGCATAGACATTAGTCATGTTTCCATAGGCATCGAAAGATAGCTATTAAATCGCAAGAGGTTAATAGTGTCTGACATCCTCAATAGAGCATTAGAGAACTACCAAAGGGACAAAGACCATTGGGAGGAAATCTATCGGAAAGCTCGCGAGGATATGCATTTCATATCAGATGACGAAGATGCTCAATGGAGCGCAGAAGATAGAAAGCTTAGGCAAAAACGTCCGTGTCTTACAATAGACCAACTAGGACAATTTATCCATCAAGTGGCAAACACCATAAGGATGAACACCCCAACAATAAATATTATACCTGGTACTGACGCAGACGTTGAAACCGCTGAGGTATTCAAAGGGCTAATCAGAAATATAGAATATCGCTCTAATGCAGATGAGGCTTATGACACAGCCTCGCTTAGCTCTATTCGCTGCTCTATTGGGTTTATATTCATAGACCATCAGTACGTGGGTAATAATGGATTTGAACAAGAGCTTGTAATAAAGCGATGCATCAATCCTTTGCAAACGTGGATAGATTGCGACTCAATCGAAGCAGATGGAAGTGATGCAAGGCGCGGGATTAAAATACAACCAATTAGCGTTAAGGAGTTTAAACGGCGCTATCCGAAGTGTGAGCCGTCAAGCTTTGGCGAAGAGAAGAACACTAATTACAAGGATGATGATAGCGTTAATATTGCTGAATACTTCGAAATGGCAGAAGAGACTAAAGAAGTCGGCCTCAATGACTTAGGTGAAATGCAAGAAGCGATGGACGGCGAAGAGTACCGCTCCACTCGTACTTTAAAGAAATCTAAGATAATGCGATACCTTTTATCAGGTAAAGAAGTCCTAAAAGAAACAAGTTTCCCCGGTAAATATATTCCAATCATCCCTGTGTATGGTGAGGAAGCGTGGATTAATGGCAAGAGACAATTATATAGCCTAATACGCAAATCCAAAGACGCGCAAAGGATGTATAACTATTGGAAGTCTCTAGAAACAGAACTTCTAATGAAACAACCAAACGCCCCAATTATGGCAGGCGCGGGCCAAGTAGAAAATTACAAAGAAGACTGGCAGAATCCAAACAAAGCAATGGTGTTGAGATACGACACACACGATGCTGATGGAAATCTAATGCCTGCTCCTCAGAGGCTAGCTCCTCCAACTATTCCAACTGGCATTGTAAATGCGGCTCGTGCGACTGTTGACGATATCAAAGCCACTATGGGCATTTACAATGCCTCGTTAGGTGAAGCATCTAACGAAACATCTGGAATAGCTATATCCCGTCGTAAAGAAGAGGGCGATGTAGCTACTTATCACTTTGGCGATAATCTCGTTAGGTCAATCACACATGCTGGTCGTTTATTAGTAAGCGCAATACCTGAGGTAATCGACACGGCGCGTATAGTTCAAACTATCGGTGGTGAAGATGAGCCAAAACAAATCGGTGTTAATGGCGCAATGGCTCCTGACCAAGAAAGGCCATACGATTTAAGAAGGGGCGAATTTGGTGTTAGAGTTGTAACAGGCGCATCTAATACCACTAAGCGACAAGAGGCCTCGGAATTCTTCGGTGAGATAGTCAAAACCAACCCCGATTTAATGATGGTTATGGGAGACCTTCTCTTCAAGAATATGGATGTCGCGGGAGCGCAAGCAATGACTGAGCGCATGAAGAAGGTAATAGACCCTAAATTCCTAGAAGAAAATAAAGAACAAGAGATTGACCCTGAAAAAGAGCAGATGGCGCAAGTCATCGAGCAGGGCAAACAAATGCTTGAACAGCAACAAGTGGAAATGGCTGATTTACAACAACAGCTCAAGAACAAAGATGGCGAGATACAAGTTAAGGCTATGTCTGAACAAAACAAGACTGAAGCGGAGAATGGTAAATTAGAAATTGAACTAATGCGCCTCCAGCAGGAAGCAGAGAAAACCCGCCAAGAAAATGAAATCAAAATGATTGAGTTACAGTTAAAGGCTCGCGAGCTTGACCTTAAAGAGAAGGAAATCACTCAACGCGCAATTCAAGAGCATGAAAACGCCGAAAGGGAGCAGGAGAATATGCAGCTTAATAGTCAGCAAACAGAATCGGGAGCGGTAGTGAATGGATGAGTTTAAAGAGAAGAAAGCCTTTAAAGAAAAAATACTAGAACTTGGAATCGAGATTAGCCCAGAAACCCCTAACAATATTCGTAACGCAATGATTTATAGGTATAAAAAAATCCAAGCGTTACAGAAGAAGATAAAAAGTGAGGAGGCTACGATTCTGGAATTAAGCAAATTAGGAATACCTAATAGTTAGGCGCTTGCCAACTTAACAATAACATGGTAGTATTATGAGTGACGAAATTATTAATCAGGCTATTTCAGAGTCTACAGCTCCCGCTATAGAACAGCAGCCGATTGAGAATCCCCAAACTGAAGTTCAAGAAGAAGTCGCTAAAGAAGAGATTGCCAACGAGGCTGAAGAAGCCGAGGATGTACCTTTTCCAAAGAAGGCTGTTAAAGCGTTATCCAGACGCGATAGACAAATTGGAAAATTGCAAGCAGAACGTGCTGCATTAACTGCTGAATTGACCAAGTTTCGTGAACAAACTACACAGCAAGCTAATAATCCACCTAAAGAGTCGGACTTTGACAATTATGGTGAGCTATTAAAAGCCCAACATCGTCACGAATGGCAGCAAGAGCAAGCCGCTAAAGAACTCCAACAAAAAGAACAATATACCGCACAGCAAGAACAGCAATGGTTCCAGCAACGGAATCAAGAGGTCTTGTCAAAAGCTCAAGAGTTAAAGACGCAAGTCCCCGACTTTTTAAGCTTATTGCATGAGTATAGTGATGTTCTTAGTACAGTTCCCGCTGAGATTGAAAGAGTATTCTATGAAGTAGACGCACCTGAGGTTGCTCTTTACGCACTGGCGAAAGAGGGAAGGCTTGAGGAAGTTTTAGGTATGTCCCCATCTAGAGTAGCTATTGAACTCGGTAAAGCGGAAATACGCGGTGAAGCGTTAATTAAGCAGAAACAAATAACAAAAACCCCCGCACCGATAGAAGGTCTAAAGGGAGTGGGAAGCTCAAACAAACAACTAGACTCAATGAACCATGACGAACTCATGGCTTGGGTTAATAAAAGATAGGAGAGTCTTAAATGACACAAACAATTAATACAGTAAAGTCGGCAACAACGATTATATCTAAAATTGCCGCAGGAATGTTAGCAGACCGCTTCCAGTTCCTAAAGACTATTGATAAAGAAGGCGAAGAAAGTTTCTCTCAGGTTAATGGTTATAACCCAGGAGATACTATCAACATCTCTAAACCTGCTCGCTTCACAATGGGAACTACTGCGGATATCACTTCTACAATTCAAGACGTGATTGAGCAGAAAGTACCACTAGCTCTTGATAAAACAAGAAACGTAGCTGTAAACCTTACATCTGCTGAAATCGCAACTGACCTTTCATTGAAATCATGGGCTAACAGGATTCTTAAACCTGCAATGTCTACGCTTGGACAAGGTATTGAGGCTGAGTGCTTGTCTTTGGCTAAGCTTGCAACGTACAATAGTGTTGGTACTGGTGGCTCAACCGTTTTCGATACTGATACTATGTTGCAGGCTCGCGAAAAGCTTATGACTAACTTGGTTCCAGAAGCTGAAATGTTTGCACTGTTAAACTCACGCGCTACGCGCTCAGCATCTAACGCTCGTAAAGGTCTATTTAACAACCAAGCTGAATTAGCTAAGACTTATAAATCTGGTACTATTGGCGCGGCTGATGGCTTCACATACCTAGAAAACAACCTATTGCCACTACAGACTAACGGTAATGATATTGTATTCGAAGTGCGTACTACTGTATCAGTTCAAGGTTCTACGTCTCTTGTTGTTGAGGCTTTGACGACTACTACTGGTACGGTTAACGCTGGTACGGTATTTACTGTAGCTGGTGTGTATCAAGTGCATCCAATTACTAAAGTAACTACTGATGTGTTGCAGCAGTTCGTTTCTACTACAACTGTAACTGCGGATGCATCTGGTTACGCTACTTTGGTAGTTTCTCCTGCGATGTATACGACTGGTTCGCAGCAGAACATCGCTACGTTCCCAATCGATGGCGATGCAATAACTCCTGTAGGTGGTGTGTCTACTTCATACACTCAGAACTTGGCATATGTTCCTTCAGCCTTCCGTTTTGCTTCTGCGCCTTTGGTATTGCCAGACGGTACAGATATGGCCTCACAGTCGACAGTTAACGGCATCACAGTTCGTGTAATTCGCGACTACCTGCCATTGACTGACAAAATGGTTATGCGTCTTGACGTCCTTTATGGATTCGTGGCTGTTCGTCCAGAATGGGCTTGCCGTATCACTGCGTAGTGTAATCTGGCCGTGGGGCGGTTCACTACCGTCTAGCGGCCAGTAACTTTAGGAGAATAAAAAAATGACACAACAGACAATCACAGAAGAAGGCTCTTTCTCACAAGCAGTGAGAGAACCTATTAATGAAAATTTCACAGACCTTTACAGCCGCGTTCAGCCAATCAGGCAGACTGCAGACGTAACGGCCACTACTAATACGACACTTGCTAATCTTACTGGCCTTGTGGCCACACTTGCAGTCGGTACTTATAAGTTCAAAGTTGCTTTGCAATGCTTATCTACTGGAAATGGCGGAACAAAAGTAGCGTTTGTTTATGATGTTCCTACATCTATTCAATGCGAAGCAAAAGCTTTTACCGCTTCAGCCGTAGCAGTGACAAGATTCACTACCACAACTAGCGCGGCAAGTATCGTTGCGGCCACAACAGCCAATATTTGTATTGAATTAGAAGGAACTATTGTAGTTGCTACTGCTGGCACAATCCAAGTTCAGGGCGCGCAGAATGCATCACATTCAGACACTACTACTTATTACGCAGGTTCAACACTTGAAGTCTATCAAATAGCATAGGGGTTAAAATGATTACACTCGCAAAAGGCAATGCAACAAAGATTCTTTTTGAAGGGAGCTCTTTAGTTAAAGTCCTTCTTTCTGATGGATGGGTTGAGAAAAAGGAAAAACCTACAAAAAAGGAAGTAGAAAATGGTAAAACTAGCACCGCTGGTAATTAGCCAGATATCCGCAGTAACGCAAAGTGATACATATACACAAGCGGTATCACTAGCTGCTAATATTCCCGAGACTATAACAGTCCCAACAGACCAATATGGAAAGTTGGCGGGGTATGTTGTTTTTGGGGCTCCTGTTGCCTCTGATTATTTTGCTCGTATATTTAACGAGCAAGAGGGTACGGATAGGGTAATTAATGGAACTTTTGCTGAGTATGTAACGAACGGCGCGTTCTCTTCGGATACTGGTTGGACAAAAGGTACTGGCTGGACTATTGCAGCAGGTGTTGCGGACGCAGCGGGTGCTATATCCACTGCTTTGTCTCAAACCTCTGCTATTACCCTAATAGCTGGATATACATACACAATCACCTATACAGTGACTCGTGCCGCAGGAACTGTCACCCCGTCTATTGGCGGAACGGCGGGAACGGCTAGAAGCTCCTCAGCTACTTTTACAGAGACTATCGTTGCTGGTTCAACTCAGATTCTAGCATTCACAGGTGCGGGATTTACGGGAACTATTGACAACGTGTCGGTTACTGCTTGGGTTCTGGGTACAGGCTGGACTACAGACGGCTCGACGGCGATAGCGACAGGTGCGATTTCAACCGCATTGTCGCAAACTGCTTACTGGGAGTATCTTATAGTAGCGGGGCAGCCTTATTTGGTTACTTACACCGCTACACAATCTGCTGGTAGTATCACAGTTAGTCTCGGTGGCACAGCAGGGACAGCACGAAGTTCTTCTGCGACATTCTCAGAGATTATTGTAGCAGGTTCGACTCAGGCCATATCCTTCGGAACATCTGGTTTTACTGGAACGGTCGGCGGTGTACACCGTCGACCGTTCCAGTAAAACCAGATGTTACGAAGGATATGGCCTGAGTCGCACCTGCTACCAAAATCTCTGAG